AATGTTACAAATTGACCATCATAGTAAACATCACCAAATGAAATAGTGCCGTTGTCTGTAACTTCACTTAGGGCACAAACATACCACATGGTTGTTTGGTCTGTGCTAATAATGGCGTCAGTAATGGTAGGAGCAACGAATGCACTACCATATACTACTGGAAGTTTGTTGTTAGTTGCTGGTGGAAGTTGTACACGTGCACCTGAATTACTTGCGCCAGGAGCTCCTGTGTCTGTGTTACGTTTAGCAATTAGTTTACTGATACCAATTGTTAACATTGTTCGTGCGGCAAACGCACCTACTGCGCCGATTGTTGCGGCTGTCGCGGCACTGAAGCCAATTGCTCCTGCTACTGCGGTAACGCCTGCGGCTATTGCTGTAAAAACTGGCATCTATTAATTACTCCATGTTGTTTCGATTGGTTTAAGTCCAAAGCGTGAATAGTTCAATGTTTGACCATCCATCTGACTCATTGTATAATTTGTTATGTGACCACTGTCTTTTAGTTCATCACATTCTTTTACATATTGTGCTAGTAAACGATAACCTGCTGTGCCACCACGATGCTCAGGTTCGACCCAGTATGCGATTTCGTTCATTGTATATTTTGAATGATCCCATAAGAATGGGGCTTTAAACGCAAGCAACATACCAACAAGACCATCGTCCTTTTCGGCAACAAGAGCAACACCTGCTCCTGCTAAAATCATAGTTAGTATGTGTAATGCTGTACTTTCATCTGGCACATCAAGACCTTCGATTGTACCTGAATCATGATAATGCCAAAGCATTTCGATAATTTGGTTAGCATCATACTTTGTTGCGTGACGAATCTTCATGACTGATATCCTGAATTCGTTTGTGTAGCAGTCATTGCTTCGATTGTTGCTGTACTTGCAGTTGTTGCAGTTGTACTTGGTTTCATACCAAAGTCAAAGTGTTGATCGGCCAATGAATATACTTTGTCCATTGACGTATCTAGCGGATAGTATACTTTCCAACTTTCGCTGTTTGTTTTACGACCTGCGATTCGATTCTCTAGTACAGTCTTGTAACTCGATGCATTCAATGTGATAGTGAATGTATCGTTGTTGTCGCTACGGTCTTCTGTGATATTATAACTTGTAACAATACCTGTAAAACGGTGTGCGTTACTTGTTAGTGCGTAACTGTTGTTGTAGAATCCACGAGTGATTTCTACTTTACTACCGCGAATGTTTGTGTTTAGGACAACTTCCATGTTGTTTGAGCCATCAACTGGAATTCCACTCAAGATGATTGAAGTATCTGCTGATGTAACACGAATGTCACGTTGTTGAATACCAACACCAAGTAGTCCACCCATTGCTAGATAGACGGTACCGTCGATTGTTTCGTTAGCGTATGCTGAACTGAATGTGTATACACTAACATCTGATGTATTAGCTACATCATTGTAAATTGTTAGTTTAACGAATTCTGCTGAATTTACTAACGTTTTATTATTCGCTACTGCTGGGATATTATCCATAATTTGTTCCTTATGCTGATCCTACGTATTCGTATAGTAGAAAGTTATCTGACCATTCGAGTAGGGCGTTATTTGTTACTGTAGATCCAGATCGAGTAGCACCACCAACTGTCAGTTTGTACGTTGGCATGTTAGGACAAAACATATTGAACTGACATTCATTACCAACAGTGATACCATAACCTGTTACACTACTACTTATGATGTTAGGACGACTGACTGTAAATGTCACAGTAGAACCACTACCACGTGTAACTTGATTGACAACGGTGAATGGATATGGAAACGTATCAATCTGAATCAAGTCGTTTGGCTTAAACAAGACTACCGCAGAACCAACTGCTGGCAAACCACTTAATGTTATTTGGTCATCAACATAACTGTTAACAATTAGATTATTAATTTGAGTAGCATTCATACTACCTTGATACGCAAACATCCAACTAAACGCAGGATTGTTACCGAATGTAATTACTTGTGGAGTAATACGGTCGATTCTATCTAATGCTTCCATTAGGGCTCTAGCTTCACTGTAACGTAAATTGCTAGGCATATCCAATGTAAACTTCCATGGATTCTTTGTTGGTGTCTGACTTACACGAGGAATTTCGTTTCGTGTATATTGAATGCCAACGACTTTACGGCGATCAATGTTTAGACCCTGAGCGCCATCGATAATATTTTGTAAACCTACAGCCATTTCTTATTCCTTATCTATTGCCATATGGCATTTCTTTTTGTGCTAATTGAACTGTACCTAGCAATGTTCTGCGGTTCTCAGCAAAGAACTGAGCAACACTCTTAGCATCAATCGCTGATACGTTGTTTGTAATGTTAGTTACGTTAGTAGTGCCACCCATGCCCATCTTATCGTTAGGTATAACAGTGCCTGCTGTCTTTGGTATGAACAATTCAGGGCCTTGTTCACCAACAATACTTGGTTTGTTGATTGGAGGTTGACCACCTTCAGCGAATCCAAAGATACTTCCGATGCCACTAAAGATACCACCAAGACCACCCATTGATTTCATGATCATGCTTGCTTGTGCTTTAAGTTCAATCTTCAACAAGTCTTTAATAATGCTTGTGGCAAGATCACTAAACTTAAATTTGCCTGTGTCAACAAAGTTATCAATAGCACTGTTCATGTTATTTGTAATTGAACCAAACACTTCACTAGCACGTGTAGCGGCATTTGTTGCATTGTCCATATAACTATCAAATGCTTCTTTCCAGCCTTGACTGAACGAACGACTAGCGGCCAAATTCGCACTTTGTGCATCAGCAATTGCTTTGTATTTTTGAGCAATTTGATCTAGACCATTTGCCAATTCTTGAGCTTGATCAGAAGTAAGATCCATATCTTCGAATCCAGCACTGAATGCACGACCTGCTTCTAATGCGGCCTTACGTGCGTCTTCTTGAATCTGAGCAAATTGTTTTTCTAATGGACTACGTTTCATCTGAGCAGTCTCAAACTTAACATCTACCATCTTATCATTAGCACTACGCAACTGATCAGCCAATGTCAATTGACGTTCATATGCTTTGGTCATTAAATCAGCATTGTAGGCCAAATCACGTTCTACCATCATTTGCTTAATACGATCACCTAGTAATTGTTTAACTACTGGTACTTGGTCATCATATTGTTTAGTGATGCTAGCAATTGCGTTTTGAGTAGCGGCAATTTCAGCTTTGTCTGTTGCACCACGTGCCGCTACTGGGATAGCTTGAAGTTCACGTAATTTTTCTTGTAATGGCAATAACGCCGCAATTTTACGCTGTTGTAAATCGTATAATGTAGTTACAGAAAGTTTCTGTTCCTCAGTTTGGCCCATCAACTTAGTGTTCATGTCAAACTGAGTATTGTATTGATCTATAGATTTTTTAGTAGCATCAATTTGCTTTTGTGCGGCAAGTTCTACTGCGGCACTAGCTTTTTTAATTTGTAATTCTTTTGCTTCGGCTTCTTTGCGAGCCTTTTCATATTCGTCTTTTAGTTTTTGTTCTGCGGCCGCTTGTTCTTCTGCTTTTTTAGCGGCATTAGTTTGCAATCCTACCCATTCACGTAATTTGTCTAGATCAATAACACCAAAGAAATCTGCTATTTTTGTTGCAGTTGCACCGATAAGAGTACCAAATACAGTTAATCCTGTTGCAGTAGATGTTAGCCATGAAGCAAACGTTACTAATGCTTTGATACCGGCACCAATCCAACCACCAGCAAATACTAAACCAACTGCTAATATAACATCTAAGAATGCAGTTGCCGCCTTACCACCTTCACTTAACCAATTGATAAAATCGGCAACAGGTTGCAATACAGTCAACAATACTTTTTGCAGTTGACCAAATGCTTTGTCCATGTTGTCGACCATCTCGCCAACTTTTTCAGCTTCAATTGCCGCCTTAGCACTGTTTATTGTATACTGGTCTACTGCTGATGCTACACCTTCAAAGTCAACAGTACGCATTCCTTTACCTAGGACTGAGTTAGCATTAGCTAATCGTGCTGTTTCACCTTCGATTTTACCTAAGCCTTTTACATAGGAATTGAATGCAGTATTAGCATCTAGATTACTGATTTCTTTTAGTGAAAGACCTGCGGCTTGTAGTGCGTCTTGAGCTTCTTTGGATCCATTACGAGCTTCTTCTAAACTCAGTGCGAACTTTTCGATTGCTCTACGTGCGCCTTCGCTATCGCCACCGTTTTCTTTTACTGCGGTACTAAAACCTAAAATCTGTGCTGTTGCTATGCCGGTAGCTTTAGACAAATCTGAAACAGCGTCAGCCATTTGTAATGTGCTGTTAACTAAATTGCCAAGCACAAATCCAGCAACCATTTGTTTTAAATTACCAAATGTAGCTTCTAATTTTTGTATACTCTTGTTAAGATTATCAATGTTTCGTTGAGCAGGGGTGGTGTTTACGTCAACGGTGTAACTTAAATCTGCCATGTTACTTTGCCTTTAATATTTGTTGTACACGTTTCTTTACAAACGCTTCTGTTGGTTTAGTCATACCCTCTGGTGCTTGTTCACTACCACGCATACCACGACTAGTCATGTGACGACCTTTATCCAATACCTGTGCGTATGGATAATTTGCTTCAATTGTTTTGCCCTTCAACTTAGTTTTGCTTCTAGCATTACCAGTTTTGATAGGCGTAACATCTTTGAATTCTTTGTATGCCTCTTTAGGCAATTCATGTAACTTTCGCTGAATGCGTTTCAGCGAGGCAGTTATCTTATCGACGGTTAGTGTAACAGACATTACTGTTCCTTCTTATAAAGCATGGCTTGAAGTTGTTCTTGTGAATATTCTGGTACTGGTTCTTGTCCATTATTCATAGCTTTCTTATGATGATAATTTTCAAAACTCAATGCCGCATCCATAATATACAAATCAAACGTATTTGACCTTCCCAACACTTCACTGGGAAGCATTCCATAACGCTTTCCCAATGAATCAATAGTCAGTATCAATGCCATCTTTTCAGACTTAGGATCAATACTGTCTGCTGTTACTTTCCCAATAGTTCAGTCACCTTACCAATTGCTTTCATCAATACGTGAGTTGGCAACATAACTTCTTTAGTCAAGATTTCTTTGCCTGTTTCGTCTAGAATTAGTGTCTTTACAACATTAATGATATTCATCGTATCGGCAGATGTTGTATTGGCTAATTTCATGAACACGTCCATAGGCTGACGGTCCCATGTGTGGAAGGTGATTGCTTCACCGAATTCCTTAATGGTATCTTCGTCATCTAGTGAGACTTCAATTAGTTGGGGTTTTGCTGTTAGCTGAGAGAGTTTCATTTGTTAGTTTCCTTTAAGTTGTTAATGATATTGTATTTAGTCTTTTTCTGTAATCTGCTCTAATAGCTGATTCAAAAGAGCTAACCTAAATGCTTGTTTTGCTTTAAGTTGTTTGATTGTTGCCTGCATTGTGTCGAGCATAGGCATCATTTTTGCCTCATCGGCAATCAAACTTCTAAGTTTGTCTTCATCGCTATGAAGCCATACGTTTTGTTCGTGTGTCATTTGTTTCTTTCAATTGTTAAAAAAGGGATACCTTTTGAGTATCCCTTAAAGCTACCTTCTATCGTGTAGTTTTTAAACTGTACCAGTTGTCATTGAACCATCAACAGCAATTGTCAATGGAGAGATCCATACAGGTGCGTCAGGGCTAACTGTTGGTGCAACGCTAGATACATAACCGGTACCGGTATAGTAGTAAGCGCCGTTAGCAGTACCGTTCATGAATAGTTTCCATGAAACGTTAACCTTGTCGTTGCTCAATGCGGCTACGCCATATTCAGCGGCTGTAGTTGGGCTAACTGGATCTGTACCAAAGAACACAGTTCCGTCTAGAACCATGTTAGTACTGATTTCGTTATCAGCTGGTGTAGTAATCTTGTTCATGTCTGTTGAGCAAAAGTCAACCCATGAATAGATGCCTGTAGAGTTAGTAATAGTAATGTCTTGTAGACATGTTACTGATAACGGAGCGTTAGCTACGTTAGCAACGTCTGTACTAATCTGTAGAACTGGTTGTGTGCCAGTTGTGTTTACGGTAATTCTTGCCATTTCGTTTCTCCTTGTGTTAGGCGTTAAGTATTAAATTCCATTCTTAGCAATCTGAATGTCCAGGTATGCTTTTCTGCTTGAGTAGGACCGAAAGTCCTAACTTGGTCAAAGTCTCGCTCAAAGTAGCCATCGAATAATTGCTGACCATCATCTTTATATGCTGTAACAAGATTCGCAATGATTGCGTTTACTTGTATGTTGTATGGATCGTCCTGATAACTGATATAAGTTATGTTGAACTCATCATATGCATGGTAGATACTGCCACAATATTGAATGCCTAGTTGGTGAGGATTTCTTGAGACTGTATGTACATCACTTACATAGATACCATATCTAACAACTTCACTATCACTAGGGAAGTCAGAATAGATTGGTATGTTCCAATCGCTTGGAATGTCACGTTTCAACACATCAATGATTTGTGTTTCATTGACGGTTGGAGCGTTTAACACTGTAACTGTAGAAACAGCCATTAGAAATATCTCCTATCTCCGTTGAAGAAATCAACGTCGGCAGTCCAATTCTCTTCCAACTTTGTTGTAGGTCCGTTTGGCGCATCTTGATTTAAATCATACCAGTTCATTAATTCAAGAGCTTTAAGCCACTCGTTATCACAACGCTTCTTTGCGAAATCATAGTTCATTAAGTCAACTTCGTTCATGTTAGACACATCTGTTACAAGACTCTCGTAGAATACAAGAATCGCACCAAATGTATCTAAACGAATTAGTGTCTGGTCATTCTTAATAAGAAGACTAGGATTAAATGAACTGATTAATTGACCATTAGGCAAATTGGTATAATAAGTTGCGCCTATCACGGTATCGCAATACTTCTGCCACCAACCGAACTCCATCTTGTAAAGCCATTCTTGCGAACTAACTTTGAAGTATGGATCCCAGTCAATATTCAATGCGGCCGCACGGCGTTCTGCCGCTGGGTCGTAGAATTGAATGTCTGCGACAGTAGCGTTTGATATTCGTTGATATGGGACTGACATATTATATTATTTCCTTGGACAATGAGAGAGTATGTTTAGATACTCTCTCGATTTCAGTATTAAGCCTGTTGAATGTTAATAGCACCACCACGGCGTAAGTCACCAACACCAGAACCGAAGTAGCCAACACCTGTCAACCAGTTTTGTAGACCACCAGGAGTTTCACCTGTCTTGATTTGTAGACCGTCTTTTAGAACAGTGAACAAAGCACTGTCGCCGAAGTAAGCACCAACCAAAACTGGCTGAGATGTTACGCCTGCAACTGTACGTGTTGCAGAAGTCAAGAATGTAGTGAACATGACCATACATCCATAAACGCTTTCGATTTTGCCGCTTGACAACAATTCGTTACCCAAAGCAGATAGGTTAGAACCACCAGATTGAGAAACAGCGCCACCAGTCAATTCAGCCAATAGACGGTTCAATGAAGAACCATTTTGACCAGCTGGAGTAGCAGTAACAACATCAGAATCACCGTTGCTATCTAGAACGATAACTGGAGTGCCAGGCATACGAGCTACTTTGAAGTTTTGCTTAACGTTGCGGATCAATTGTAGAACTGAGTTAGCAGTGAAGCCTTGAGTTGCGCCACTTGGTGTAGCACCTGCGGCAACAAGTTCCATAGCACCCAATTGCAATGGACGAGCAAAACCGTCAGCAGGAGTTGCTGTATAGTCCAAGTTACCTGGAGTTGCTTTAAAGCCTAAGAAAGCCTTAGTAACACGTTGGTCAACTTTTTCAGCGAAAGAGTCACCCAATTCAGCACCAAGAGTGGCAGCCAATTGGAATGAAGTTGTCCAGCCTAGGAAAATATCGAATGCAGTTGTTGCGACTGCTGGAGTAGCAGTAATAGAACCTTGTTCCAATGAAGGGTTCTGAACAACAGCGTTACCTGTACCCCATGTACCACCTGAACCAGCTGGGTTGTAATCAGCATAGGTAATTGGAGCAAAGTTAGGTACCAAGAATTGGTTACCTTGAGTTGGTGTAACAACGTTAGTCAAGTTGACCAAGCCGTTAGATTCGTGCATAGCACGTAGAGCGAAGTTAGAAATTGCGGTTGTGAAGCCATCAGCTTCGTTATTTGAACCACCTAGTACATAAGCCATTTTAGTTTCCTTTTAAATTATGTTGGCAATCAGAGTATCTTACGACTTGCAGTAGATGCGATAGCGGACACGTTCATGCCCTTTAGACCGACGTTCTTACCTAGACCGTTACGTTGTGCCCATGCGTTAAATGCCGCTGGATCTTTCGAATAGTCTGGGATTGAATCGCCCATCTCGCCTGCGAAACTACTACCAGGTCTTAAACCAGAACCAGAACCTAGTGAACTCTGTTTGAGAAGTTTAGGATTACCCTTAGCAACTTCTTGAACTAGACCCTGGATAGATAGCGGATTCCCGTCCATAGCATAACGTTCACGACCTTTAGAATCAGTGATGACATAAGTGCCATCATCGTTCCATTGAATATTACTCTTAACTTTTGTCAGAGCATAATCCAACAAGTCCGGATCAAATTTGTCCATGTGTCGTTGAATTTCACTATCTAGTTCCTTCTCTCTTAAGGCTTGGTCCTTGCGGGCTAAGTCTTGTTGAAGTTTACTAAACTGCTCATGTAAATCGTTAGTAGTAGTTCGACCTTGACGTTGTTGCTGAGGTTGAGACTCTGCTGGCTGTACGTTGCCACCGGATTGTTGAGCCGAAGTTCGTGCTAGATAGCTTAACGCCGCTTCTACTGATTCAAAGTTTTGGCCTGAAGCATTGCTCAAGGCGTTTAAAATTGAACTAGTGGTGCTTTTACGAATAGCACCTGCATTTACTTGTTGCTCACCTGCTTCGTCATTATGACCCTGGGCAGTACCAGCTGGCTGTTCGTTGCCAACGAAATTTTGATTATCCATTTTTAATTTATTTCCTGATTATAACGTTATCACCGAAGTGTAAATGTATTTATACGAATTGGCGATAGTTCTGTTTTTCAAGCAGAATTATCGGCCAATATTGAGTCCGTTCAATTGAACTGCGACTGCTTGTTGTGGATAATAGCTAACACCAGTATCTACAATTGGGGTACCAGCGCCACCTAACAAACTTGTGTTGTTAGTGTTTACGCCTTCATCAGTTTGTTCATTTTCAACATCGTCTTCTTCACCATACATTTCATGTTGGGGAATCATCGATGGTTCTAAATCACGACTGACAACTTCTTCATTTTCTTGTGTCATCAAATCACGCAAATCAATATCTTGAATTGTCTTGATATAGAGATTTTCGTATTCTGGAATAGCTTCTGCTGGAGCAAGCATACCAATGATTTCTTTAGTAATAAGAGCTTGAATAATTGGGTTATCACCGACCATTGTTTGAGCTTCTTTGATTAGAGCCATACGATAGTTTGTATCGTGTGCTTCATAGTCTGTGTTATAATTAACTTCACCTGCCCAACGTTGATCCATGAAACGTGCCGCATATGTGAAAATCATTTCTTCGGTAACTTCCATCAATCGTGCTTTTGCTTTTGCTAAACGATGTAATGTCTTGCGTTCTTCAATGATAGCAACGCCACTAGCAATTTGATTTTTAGTATTCCTTAATCCACCTAAGCCCGTAAGTGCCTCGATTTGTTCTAAGATATCTTGCTGTTTCTTAATAACAGCATCAACATCGCCGGTGTTTACAGGGATAGCTTCAACTTGTCCCTCACTCGCTCTCACGATAGCTCCCGCGTGAACAGGAATCTTTACGCCCGGTTCAGCACGAATTAGAGTATGTGCGAACTGAATGGCAGAATATGCTTCACATTCTAATTTGTAGTGTTCTTTTTGTGCGTCACTAGCGGCATCAATATCACTTACGCCAACGTCCATTGTGCGTGGGTCACGACGACCATATGCGATGAATACAGGAATGGACATGCCTGGTGGGAAAAAGCCTTCACCAGTTAATTCAGCGTCTTCATCCATCTTAGCGCCAATAGAACCTTTTGGCACTTCATAGCTTCTCCAATAACTTGGTGTAACTGCGTCACCTAAGTGATAGCACTTGATGTAATAGCTATCTTCCTCTTCCATTTCTTTAATCTTAACGTACTTAAGGATTGGGCGACCACCGTAGTAATCAAATTCCCAATCCCAAACGTCTAGCGGACTGATAGCGCAAACATAAGGACGTCCTAGTGAACCTTCGCCTTGTTGTGGTGCATCAACTGCAACCCAGCAATGACCAAAAATACTTGTCATGTCGCCGACTTGTTCCATGAAACTAGTCATAGAACGATTAGATAGGTCAGCGTCTAGATTGAATAAGTCTACCCACTCGTTGTTTTGTGGATCGATATATTGACCATTTGGTGTACAGAATTGTAAATTACGTTTTACGCCTGGTTCAAACAATACATCATTGATTGTGTCAACGATATAACGGCAGATTGGTTGTGCTACCGTGTTCTTGATCAAGTCGATCCACATTGTAGAATCTTCACTTGGACGTTTCTTACGTACATACTGTTTAAAGGCATAGCCGCCCAAATATGCGTACTGATACGAAATCATCTGTTCATAGATTGCTTCATATATTGGACTTCGCTTCAATAATTCCGAATTTTTCATAAGTTTTTGTTTCTCACTTTATATGGCGTTTTCATGCCCTTAATTTATTACAGAGTATATTGTATTTATACTTTATGGTTTACTCTTACAATTGTCACCATGCCATCTAGGAAATACATTATTTGGCATATGTTGTTTACAATTAGGACAATATGTTCTTGGCTGTGGTACGCCTACTCTTGTTTTTCCACCCCATGCATTTTGTCGTCCTTTTGACCACATATCTTTTGTGTTTTGCTTATGTGTTCCGAGCCATAGATGTGCTGGATTAACACATAATGGGTTATCGCATTTATGACAAACGCACATGCCAGGAGGTATCGTAGTGTCATTATGCTTTTCATAACTGACTCTGTGCGTGGTTCGCATTTTCTTTTCATCTCGTATCATTCCATATCCGATATTGTTTGTGGCACCTTGCCATTCCCAACATCCTGTATTTTGATCTATTTCAACATTGCTCAACAATCTTGTGAATAAATCCACTCCTCTTAGTCTTTTCATGTGTTAGCTCCATACGGCATAGTCCTCGTCTTCCTTGCCGTTCATAATTTCTTCCCATGTTGGACCTCCTGGATATAGTGGACTGTTAGGCATATGTTCAATGCCTGGTCTGATTCTGTTAGCAAGTCTTTGATCCATACCAACGTATTCAACTCCACCTACTGTATCGTGTCTGATTGGGAACAAGTAGTGAATGCCATAACGGATACAATCTCCCAAGCCGTCAATATGAGCATATTTTTGCTCAGTGTATTTCACTAATCGTTTGCGTGTGCCATCTTCAAAGTGATATGTTTGAAGTGCTTCCAATAAAAACTTATCGTCAGGTTTAACAACAAGTCCACCTCTAGCAATGAAAGCATTAGATGTATTGTCAGTATCAGAGATTAGCGGGTTACTCTTGCGTGTATTCACAATTGTAAAGCCATACTTTTCTAAGATAACTTTGTCTGTTACGCCGAATGGGCTTGTGGTGTCTCTGTTAGTTTGTGCACCACTCATGTCAATAATTGAATGAATGCGTCTACGTGGAAAGTCTTCACGTATTGCTTGAGCTATGCCTTCTGTGCCACAATCTGGAATAGCATAACTCTTTAAAATCTCTATCTTACCATCTAGTTTGCCTGGATTAATTACCTGTGCTACAGTAGCGCACATGACTTTTTTGTTAAAATCGTGAAAGGTGTACAGGTCTCCACCCATATCTGTGATATCATTACAGTATTTGTTTTTGTCCCATGTGTAATAGAACATGTCGGCAACCGATTCCCATTGACACATGTAATCTTGTGCAAACTTTAAGGGACTGATGATGCGTTTTTGTTCTTCGATGAAAGCACGATTGCCCGAACGCATTTCAAGATAATTGAAGTGACGTACAATATACTTTTCAGGATTTTGTAGTGCCAATTGAAACAAGTCATGTAGGGGTCCTGTACCGTTAGGTGTCGAGATAACAATCAATCGACCAGCAGTGTCAGGCTGACCTACTTTAGGACGTAATCGGTTTGTAATTTCTTGTAAGGTATCTTGTGTGTACAGTGCCGCTTCGTCTGCTACCCAAACGCCAACGTTAAGACCACGTAAGTTCTCACGTTGTTCAGCACTCTTACAACGAATGAATGTACCATTAGGAAACTTAATGGTTAGCTCTGAATTATTAATATCTTTACCATCAACTAAGCCAAAGTATTCAATACATGACTTCTTGAGTGGTTCCCAAATCAAAGACTTAATCATTGCACCAGTAGGAGCCGAATAGATTATGTCTTTTCCACGATGAAAGCGAGGGTCTGTAGCGAATATTGGCAGAGCAATTGCCGCAAGGAACGTCTTACCACTACCAACAGGCACGATATCAACACAGTGCTTGTTAGTAGTGAGCCAATCTGCTAGTATAGTTTTCTGCTCACCGAACAGTGGAATATCTATGTTACGCATTT